ATATGTATTTGCTGGCGTGGGTGGCAACCGGTGGCCTCCAGGGCGCAGCAGCGGTTAGCCGCCTGGAGGCGTTCGCGTTTCATCTCTAGCCGGAGTTTGTTTTTCTCATTTTCGTAGAGGGCATCACGGATTTCCGGGTGCTTTATCATAGGTGCCGCCTATTTTCCACCGTGTAGGGCCTGAGTGCCGGCCGGGGTGATAGTGCCGTCCTCGGTGACATACCCGAGGGCTTCCATGGCCCGTACCCCAGCCCGCCCGGTCTTTTTACCTGCGGCGTGCCTACGGAGGGATCGTAGTGCTAGGCGGGATTCGTAGGTGGGGGTGTTCGTGGTCATTCCTTTATGCTCCTTGTTTCGTCACTGTGACGCCTGTGTCGTTGATATCGAACCGCCCATCAAGGAAACGGCTGATGAAATACTGCTGGCCTTTACCCGTGACTTTCGGCGTTTTATTGACCGTGATGTGCCCATCGGCGTGGGTAATAACGGTTTCTTTGATCTCGAAGAGGCCCATCTCCATGGCTTTCTGCGTAGGGCTGTTCCAATCAGCACCCCGGCGGGAGGTGAGGAACCCACGGGCCCGTAGCCAGGTGAAGAGTCGGTTAGCGCCAATATCAATGCAATTGCCTTTGAGGATCTTCGCTAGGTCACCCACCAGGATTGAGGTGGTTGATGCGCTCACTGCATCAGCGAAAAGCACCTTAGGCGCGGCTTCTTCCACCCGGGTCTCCAGCTCCAGGCGCTGGGCCCGCTCCTCCTTCAACTGCGTGGCCAAGCGGATAATGAAATCCGGGTCAGAAAGCGCTTGGGCTGTCGCCTCCGGAGTGAGATAACCACCATGCGACCGAATCGCCGGCAAAACTTCTTCGGTCACCCAATCCTGGAATTTTTCGGCGTGTGGGGAATGGGATTTCATGATAGCCATGTATAGGCCAGCCTCATTGATGACCTGCAGTTCTTGTGAGCCGCCAAGGGTACACAGTTTTTGTGATCCCTTTTGATGGTCTCGTGCGTACCGGGTTATCCTGCCCGCGTCACGGTACCCCAGTGCGTGGGCCACATCGGCGGCAACCCACCAAGGGGCACCGCCGCGGGTAATAACCCGCACCTCGATATCGTTGAATGTGAATGGTGTGATCTTGTTGTCCATTTGCAGTCCTTAATCTTGGGGGGTGATTAATAATCACCCCCCTATCGGGGGCGCCAGTTGTTGCGGTTTTGAGTCTGCTAAGGGAATCGAAAAACTCGATCCCCTTAGCAGGTGTGCGACTATTTTTTACGCCGGCGGCGTTTTTTCGGCGTGTAATACCGGCCGGCTACTACCCCGTCAACGGGCATTCGTTGTTCTTCCATGCGCTCCAGGTAGCGGCCGCATGCCTCTAGCAGCGGGCATTGGCGGCAAAGATACTTTGCCTGTTCATGGCGGGCCAGCATCATCTCTTCCTTCTCCATGTACAGGCGCCCATCCCAAAACGGGAGGAGCACCTGATGGCACGGGGCGAGGAGAATACCGTCAGGGGTGAGCGGCCGCTGTTGCCGGCTGGTGGTTTTAGCGGTTGTGGTCATCTCGGAGACGCTTTACCACCCGATCATTTGGTTTTTTATCACCATCAGCATCAGCAGCGGCACCAGTGATTTTTTTCACGCAAACCCCTACCTGGCCATCCCCATCCAGGTACTCCATCACCGTGGTCATGAACATCACGGTCACCCTGCGGCAGTCGCGGGCAGCCATGTGGGCACTGATTGAAACGCCCAGGGCGGTGAGAGAAATAGCTATCGCTACCATCGAGATGACAAGTACGGGATTCATTATGACTCCTTTTCGGTTTGGTTGTTTCGGATGTGAGCTGCCGCATGGATCGCGTGGAGGAACGGGTGATCCAGCGACCTGGTTTCTGCGTCTAGCTGGTCGAAGGGCACTAAATCGCTATGGTTTGGGTTGGTGGTGCTGCGCCACGCAGCCCACGCATCGTGCACATCCTCCAGCGTCGTGTAGATGCCTTTAGCACGCATCAGCACCGCGTAGATCAGGAAAAGCGGCGCTGTTTCCGCTGTTGCTTCGAACCCTTCCGGCAGGTTCTCCACAATCAGGGCAGCATCCTCTTCCAAATAGGTGAGCTTCGTCATTGGCTACTCCTTATTTCTGTATTTGGGGTGCCCCGTGGCTGAGGAAGACCACGGGGCACCAGTTCCCGCCCGGCTAGTTAGGCGGGTAGCGCTCATGGCGGGGGTCGAACCCGCGTAAAACCAACCAATTATCTTGACCAAACACGAAACCAACAAGCAGTCTGGTTTTACCTCACCGGAGCATGAGCCTGACAGGGGTCTGATATTTAAAACCCCTGGTAGACTTAGCCCTCCCCCACAAGGGAGGGCATCTTAAGGTGTTTCCACTATCGAGTTCGCTATACAACACGCCCCACGCTGGGGCCTAGCACCCTCCGGGGGAATCGAACCCCCACACCCTTTGGGGCAGCCCACCAGGCCAGGGCAACCATTCGCCTAGCTGTCCTCAGTACCGCGGGCCAGCGAGGCATTCGCCCACATCATCGCCTCCTCCAGACGCTCTAAGGCCAAGTTCTTTTCCCTGCTGTCATCGAGCATTGCCTCCAGATTCCTGGCGAAATTCTTAAACTGTCGGCCCACAGCGATCCGCAGCGCCCGGGTTTCATCATCCAAAACCCGATAGTCAAACCGCCGGTCCAACTCCTCATATGGGTCGTAGTACGGATCAGCGCTATACGGGGTAGCAGACATTCTCTGTTTCCTTTCTGATTTAGAGGTTTTAAGAGCGCTCACGCATGAAACCGCGAGCTTGCTGGAGTGCGATTTCGACGGCCTCATCCATATCGCCGATAACCGCGGTGCCGTATTCCTGAACTATCTGTAGCGTGGTCATGACCGCATCTAGCTCGCCACTGCTGTAGAAATCAATCAGCAACGGGGCTTCTTCGCACCTGGGCATTAGGCACCTCCCCCAGCAGCGGCCCGGCAATCATCACTCACCCGGGCAAGATAGCTATCTAAATGTTCACGCTCGATCAGGTACGGGGAGCGCGGGCGGGCGGTTTTCCGGCTGTAGGGGATCTCTCCACTCAGCAGCAGCACCCGCAACGTTTGGCGGTGAATCTTCGTATATGCAGCGGCCTCCGGCAGTGTCAACCACTCCCCCTCCCGGCGCGGCCGGCGGCGTTTAGATGCGGGGGTTTTACAGCGGCCCATGCTTACTGCGCCTTCTCTGCTAGTGGTGCGGTGGGGTAGTTTTTCTCCCCACGCAGGCCTTGCTGGAGTCGGTCCAGCACATCATCAATGTTTTTTTGGTAGGCTTCTAGGGTTTTCCGGGTGGCTTTGTTGCGGTAAACACCTAGGGTGGCCAGCCACATGGTCAGTGTGCGGCGGTCGATCACGTACATGGTTTGCTCCCGGCCGCGTTCGGTCACCAGGGGGATCCGCTCGATCTTCGCCCAGCATGTGAGTTTTAGGCGGTCCTGCTGCGTGGGCTGGTGGATGCCTAGGCTGTTACACACTGACGACAGCGTGACCCAGATTCGCCCATCAATCAGGGTTGCATCGACCGTGTTCGGGGTGCCGGGCACTTTCACTTTGAATAAATATATCTGTGTGTTTTTCCTTTTTTTCTTTTTTTTCTTCCCCCCCCCCGGTGGGGGGGGGGGTTTTTGCTTTTTACTGGGCTTTACGACGGGGTGTGGATATCCCCTTGGTTTCCCTTGTCACGGCTACTGCTATCAGCGGGGTCAGCCTGGGTGTTGCTGTGGTGAGCCATTACGATGCGAAGCGCGCTAACCGTCTTGCTGAAATTGCTAACGAAACCGCTAGAGAAAGCCTGGACGCTGCCGAAAGGGCTAACCTTGCTGCAGAACACGCCAACGAGATCGCCGAGGATGCGAACCGCATCAGCAGTAGGGCGCTGCAAGCTAGCATGGATAATCTGATCTACGAATGGGGAATCAAGCTCAGCAATAAGACTGCGGTTGGGGCCGCTACCATCACAAACAACAGTCCCCATGACGCAATGGACCTTACCGTTATCGCCGAGTGCGAAGGCCACCCCGTTGGGACTGTTAAAGCCGAGCACTTGCCCGGATTCGGCCAGCTGCACCTCGACCTGGCGGAAGGCCTGAATCAAATACCCGCACGCCATGTCAATAAGCCTGCTATCAGCAGCCAGGCTATCGTTCTCGGGGGCCGTCAAACCCGGAAAATCGTATTCCATATCCAATGGCAAACCCCACTTGGTGTGCCTCGAAGCCACATAATCAAGAAGAGACTGCGCAACAAAAACAGGTAGCATCTCAGGCCCCATCCAAAACAAGGATTTTGTCAGGGCGAGCACCCAAATCAGCAAGAGCATCTAATACTGCTGGTTTTGGGGCCCGGCTACTCAACGCTTCCCGCCAGGTTTTTCGGGTAACTTTGGTTACTTTTTCTAAATCGACCAACGTATGGATGGAATTGCGTCTCTTAACCCGATCAATTTCATCAAGACTGAGCAAGAATTTTCCCATTCTCTCGTCTCCTCCTGTATTCATGGGCATATTTTAGCGCATTATTGAAATAATGCGCAATAATCTTCCCTTAAAACGCGGCTTTTCCAATAGAAATGGCAGCTAATCGCACCTTTGACGGGAATAAAATTACCCACTAGGCTAAGGGTATGACTGGAGAGAAAGAATGGTTCAGCTCAATGGTTCGACGGAAAATATCCACGATTGAATTGGCCGATCTTCTAGGCGTCTCTCGCAGGACCGCTACTAAACGGCTTAGCGAGGGCTTGTCGTCAGACGAGTTGATACTGGTGTCCAGAAAGTTAAATCTTTCTCCTATACACGCCTTAGTTGAGCTTGGAAGGCTCACACATACGGAAGCTTTTGACTATCTGGGTGGAGATGGACTTTTGTTGGATGCAGCAACCCCCGAACAGCTGATTTATAAACTCGCGGAAGACGCTCTTACGCCTCAGGCAAAAATAGAGCTTGGCGCTTACGGCCGAGGGCAGTTAACTCCAACCCCTAATGAACAAGCAACCAAGGCTACCGATACTGACAGCGGCGCCCCTGCTGATGTTTTTGATGATGATGCCATCGTTGCCCGGATTAATGCGGGCGTAGAGCGGGTGGCTGCACAGAAGGCAACTCCCCCCATTGAGGAGCATTTCACATAAAAGATTCGAAAGCTGAAGCTGGGGTTCAACTCGAAAACCCTTGATATGCTTGTCATGGTCCCCGAAACAAGGCCTGAGCAAGCACTATCGGGGGTTTTCGCTTTGGGAAAATCGCAGGCCAGCAAGATGTATTGGGGTTTTTAGTTTAGATATACGCGATTATGTCTTGGTTTCCTTGTTTTTGAGATTTATTACACATATTTTTTCGCCAAAATTTATTGCTTCTGGCATGAATTTGTTTCATACTTGATTAAGTTCATTATCAGTTTTTGAGGAGCCATTATGAATGATACTGAACAACGGCTGGAATTTTTATTGCATCGGTTCGATGTTCGTCTTGTCGAGACGGGGGCGCTTACCCCACGCATGAATGCGTGTTGGCATCCCCTGACTCGTACGATCTATGCCAGGCATGGGTTGGACCCGGTAACTCGGGTGTGCGCTGTTGCCCATGAACTGGGGCATGCGTATCACAATCATGATTGCTCCACACCGGATAATGAGCGAGAAGCCGACGAGTGGGCCGCTAACCAGCTGCTAGATGATGGCCTGGTAGAAGAAGCCGCGTGGGAATGCGATTCCGAGCCCGTGGCCATGGCCGCAGAGCTAGGTGTTACCGTGCACCTGCTGCGCACCTGGGAGCGGCTCTACCGTGTTGGCCGTACCCGGCATGTGAGCGCATGCGGCCTCAGCCTCAGCTGACCCTGACTCTTATCCCAAGCATTGATCTCCACTATTTGCAAAGGACACCCTGTGAGTATCACGCAAAGCATTGAAACCCTAGCCGCGAAGGTGGGTGTGAGCTAGCGACCATGGAGCCCATACTTCTTCAGGCTTCGCAGCGTCCGACTGTGAAAGCTGTTGGAACCGAGTTTTATGAAAATATTCGGGTTCCTGAGACCGCTACGTTGTTCGAGGTGGTACCGGAGCCGGATAATCCGTATGATCCTAATGCCATTAGCATCCGGTACGGAGGGCAAACTGTTGGATATATTTCTCGAAGTCGTACGGCAACGTATTTGCCGTTTATTAATCGGATTGCGGCTAGTGGGAAAACGGCCATTGTTCAAGGTAGATATAGGCGTGATGAGTATGGGTTCATTAACTTGCACTTGTATCTTCTTGCTACTGACACGGCAATTCCACCTAACGTGCAGTTAGTGCCTAAAGCGTCTTCGTATAGCGTGCCTAACGCTTACCAGGGGGACAAGAAAGGTAAAGTCATTACCCCGCCGAAGCCATCGAAGCCTGCTCCTTCTGCGTACGCCCGACCAGCAGCACTAAGCAAGATCCAACCGGCTAAGGTACCGTCCGGCACGGTAGCGCATACGGCAGTGGTGAAGCCAACTGTTGGTGCGGAAAGCGTTAAGGGCGGTAATACAACCAAGGATAATGATGGTATTAATGGTTCTACACTGCGTAATTTAGCAATCATTATTGGTGTTGTTTTATGTGGGCTTGCGCTTTGGGGCCAAGGCAGTTGGGGACGAACATTGGGGATTGGTGAGAAGGCTATTGCCTATCCGACGTCGTATAGTAACGTTATTTCGACGCTTTCGCCGGAATATAGTAGTTCGAGTAGTGAGCCTTATGATCCTGATCGGATCATGGGGTGGAGTGATAACCGGGCTCGTTATTTGTGCCATGATCGGATTAAGCAGCAGTTAAAATCGCCGTCTACTGCGAAGTTTGAGGGACTTTTCGATTTCATTGCGGTGCAGAGCGCTGACCATAAGGATTGGATGATTCACGGGCATGTGGATGCCCAGAATGCTTTCGGCGCAACGTTGCGGACGAATTGGACTTGCACAGTGACCCCTATTGATAAGGATAATGCGATGGTGGAAGCGACGTTAAGCGAGTATTAAATAGACAAGATGGCGGACATTAATGTGGCGGATTATTCCTGTTTTTATGGGTTGACCTGTAGTGATTGGTGGACACTAGTGTGGACAATGTTGGGCCGGTAATTGGCCTGTAAATTTTTGCGGCCCTTGCTGATTTGGCGAGGGCCCTTTTCAGGAACAAGGAGCGAGGGGAACGAAGATGGCGTCGATTCGTAAATACAAAACAGCGAGGGGGTATGCGTGGCGGGTTCAGTACCGGTCGCCTGATGGGCGGGGCCGCACGAAGCAGGGTTTCCGCACTAAGGCGGAGGCGGAGGCTTGGTCGGCTAAGAACGCTACGGATATCCATGCTGGGCAGTGGCGGGCGCCAACGAAAACAGCCATCACGGTGGGTGAATTGGGGGATCGGTGGCTTGCTATGCAAACCCACCTGAAGCCGTCAACTATGCGGACGACTGAGCAGTCATGGCGGGTGCATGTGCGACCCAAGTGGGGTGGCGTGTCAATCATGGGGGTGAGACCTAGTGATGTACAGGAATGGGTAGCAGGCATTGATCGTGCGGCTGCCACGGTCCGGCACGCCCACGCCT